TTCCACAGGTTAACGATTATGTTATCTGGAATGATGGAAAAGGTGTGCAGGGATGGATATATTTTAAGTGTAACGAATATATTACCATTGAAATCGGAGTTAAACCAAAAGATAAAGAAAATTATGAAGCATGTTCAATTCATCGCAATGATCGTTTAATGGTGTTATGCTTTGATAGGCAATGGAAAGAATTGGAATATGTTAAATCAAGAGAATCAAGACATGAAGCATAATACAATTTGGCGCTGGTGGGCTAAAGCACTTGGAGAAAAGGCATCTAAATGTGACCGAGAATCTGATAGTATTGCTCGCATACGCACCTTTATTTTTATTACTTACTTGGTTACTAATTGTTTTATCGTGGCTGGGGTAATCCGACATTGGAATGATTCTCCTCCAATTATTCATATTGAGATTGGAGATAGATCACAACTCCCAGAAGCCTGATACTAAGATCTTAACCACTCTGCATAAATCCTATTGTTACTATCTAATTTTAAATCAATACATTCAAAACCAAAATGATTTGAGAATTTCTTATGAATATCAAAAGACCATGAGAAAAAATCTATCTCTCTACACTCTAGATTACCATGATCTTTTCTTCCAGGATTACATCTCCAATAAATTCTAGCTTCTGGTTGCAATAAATTTACAACGGAAGTTATTTCTGATATAATTTTGGATTCGGATCCAAAATTTATACTTCCTAGACAAAAGGCAACATCAAACTTTTGATCTGTTTTAAATTCATTTATAGTTACTTTATAATCTGCTTCATCAAAAGCTGGATCTATTCCGATTAAATTTCGTATCTTTCCTTTGAATGGATTGGGTCCACAACCAACATCTAAAACCCATTCATCATCAACAATATTATTAACTAAGTTCCATCCAGAGTATAGATATTGTTCTAAATTACTTTTCCACTTTGTTGCAAAGTATTCATTCAGTTGTTCCTGATTCATGAAGTTACCTAAGAGAATATTTTTTACTGGAGTTCCCGGATCTCGTTGGAGTGGAATAGCTCAGATATTAGAAACAATGTCTGGCATGAATACCTCTGATCGCACACATGATCGTGAATACAACCATCATAGTTATACTGGCCACAAAGGTGCATATTTTGGACCTGAAATGGAGTTTGAACCGATACTTGATGTAGAGTATATTGATCAAGCATGGTTAAAACCTGATGGATGTAAACTTATTAAGAGCCATGAGTGGTCATATTATCTAGGTGAAATTCGTGAGAAGTTTCCTGATGACTGGATTATGATGATCTATCGTCCAGACATGGTTAGTTATGCTTGGTGGCATGAAGCTGGAGGGTTTCAAATTCAATATCCAAATTACTCTGCATATAAGAATAGTGGTATAATGCTGAGTGAGATTATGAAACAAAACTCTTGTATGTTGGAGTTTGGTAGATTGAATAAATCTAAATGGGAATACTTTACATCTGACTGGATTCTTGAAAACTTCGGTCAGAATATTATAGTAGATAAAACATTTTCAGATATTTTAGTAACATTGATACGATGAATAATAATATTTTGATCGGACATTTGGGGTGGGATGGGTGTCATTTCTTGGCATCTTGTCTTGCAATGAGTGAAGAAGTGTATTTTAATCATTATACTCTTCGCGGAAAAATGGAATATTTTTTTAAAAACATGTCCAACATTGTTAAGATTGATGGAAAACCAGTTTGGTCTGATGTTTTTATGTTTTACGGTTCTTCTTATCAATCAAATGGATATGTTCATTATCGTCAAGGATGGATGAATGATTTTGAAAATAATTTTGAACAGTTTGATTCTGAATCAAATCAAAAAACTTGTATTTCCAGATTGCATGTACCAATTTATTATCCTTTATCGGATATGTGGCAAAGGAAAGTTTCACATCCGATTGTGGAAATGTTTAAATCAAAATATTTTATTTGTATAGTTAATACTCATTTGTTTTCTTCATTGCGTGGCATAAAAATTGCAGAGGATAACAGAATACCAGACAGTTGGGATGAGGGGTTTGCTACAATCCCAGATATAAAATGGTTCGCTGGACCATTAACTGAAGTTGACAATATAACTAACTCAACAACTGTCAGTGGATTTTTAAAATTATCAAAAGAAGTACAAGAAAATATTAAAAAACATCATAATAGTAATCTTGATCAACTTTTTAATCTTACTGAATTATATAAAACTGATAATGAGTTTTTAAAAACACTAATAACTCATCAATGGGATTGTAATTGGTTTTTAAGTGAAGATATAACGATTGAAAAATTGAAATGGTTATATCTTGAAATGGATCTGGGGCAATTAAATGAAAAATTAATAAGAAAAATGTATAAAATATGGATTAATAAAATGGATTACATTAAAAACTGGTACATGGAAGATGAAGATATACCTTCTCCAACCATGATTCCATCACATAACTTCTTTCCAACTGATAGATGGATTGCACATACCTAAATAAACTACTCTCAAGTATTCGCATTACATGCGTTCATAAATGAGAAAAATAATAGTAGGACATCATCCTGGAGATGGGGCCAATTTTTTAATCAGTTGTCTCTCTATTAGTGATGATATTTACTATCGAGGATTTACAAAAAAAGAAAAGGTACTGCACTTTCTTTCTCAAATTTATAATAAGGATATTAAATGGTCAGATCCAAGTATGTGGACATGCTGTTTTGCTGATGGAATTAGTAGAACCGAAAATTATAACTTTTATTTAAGTGAAAACATAGACAAAAAATTCATTTTCAAACTTGAATATAATTTTAATGAAAAAATAAAAATCAATAAGTTTATATCACAGGAATCTTTTCTTATTTTATTTGAAAATCCTATAATATTTTTCTCTTTAAGAAATTTTTTTGATGAATTTGGAAACAGTAATCTTTTTTCTTATGAGATTTCATGTTACCCGTTTGGATTTTATCCAAAAGATGATTTGTTAAATGGATTATCTGTAGGTCAATATTTTGATTTAGACAAAGATTATAAACTTTCTTTAGAAGAAAAATATAATATGTCAATTTTTGAGATAGTAAAGAAAACTAATGTCTACTATAAAACACATTTAGAGATAGAAAATCAGATACAAACTTTTAAAAAACATTGTGATTACATATGGAATGTAAATTGGTATTTGTCTGAAACAGAGACCTTATATAATATAGAAAACCTTTATAATATCTTGGGATTGAGTGGGTATGATGAAAAGATAATCAAACTTATGTATGAAAAGTGGATTGGTAAAATAAACTCAACAAAAGAAAAAATAGTTCATAACTATAATAAATAAAAAAAATAGGAGATATTGACATGCTTTCTGGAAAGGAATTTGTACAAAAAATTAAAGAAGGTAATTCTGAACTTTTTACTCAATCACGCATTAATGTTCGTCGTTTCTTTGATTCAAACCCAAGCAAAGAACATATGGTGAATCATTTCCGTGGCCGTATGGTTAATGAAGCCATGAACATGAAGGCGATTGCTGCCGAAGTTGCTTCTGCTCCTGCTTCTATGGATGTTACTGAACTTGAATTGCTCACTAAACAGGCACAAGATGAAGCAAAACACTTCCGTATGGTAAAGGAAGTAATTGAACATATCTCTGGTGAGAGAGTTGATGTAGATGCTGCATTTGCTGCGGAAGAGGCCTCCCCCCAGGCAAAGGGTGCAACCCTCCTAGACAAGTATGGTGCATCTTCGGACCCTGCTGCTCTTGCTGCGTATCAACTCGTTGCTGAGGGTCGTGCAGAGGCGGTTTGGAACGAAATGGCCGAGTGTGTGCAGGATCAGTTTATCTCTTCTCGTTATGCAGCTATCGCTAAGGATGAAGGATTCCATGCCAACATTGGTGGTTGGAAACTTGAGAAACTTGTAGAAGGTGCCGCAGATGTTCAAGAGCGTATCCTTGCAATGGTAGAACAAATGCGTTATGATCTTCTTGAAATCAGCAATAAAAATACTGCTATTGCTGTCTGATATAAACCTTATATTATGAGTTCAATTGAAATAAGAAAAAGAAAAGATAAAACTCGTATAATCAAGTGGGTTAGTGCTTGTACAATACTCATCGCAATGGTGTTTCATGTACTGGGACTAACCCCTTGGAATAGCATCCTACAATTAATTGGTGCATCTGGTTGGACTTATGTGGGATTTAAGTGGAAGGAGAAGTCTATCATTATGAACTTTCTCCCACAATTCCTCATTATCATTCCAGGATTAGTATATTTGTTATTTTTCAAATGAAAAAAATGATAATACTTACCGGACCTCAAGGGTCTGGTAATCATCTTTGGTCTAAAATATTTTCACTTCATCCAGAGGTATTTGGATGGAAGACTCTTCTTGATAACTATTGGGAAGCCCATAGGTTTGCAGAACCTTTTTGCGAACACTGGAAAGATCCATCAAAACTTAAAGACTTTGATTGGTCTACTCACGAATATTTCTTCACGAGTATCAGTGTTCCTCTTGGTATTCAGGAAAAGAAATGGGAACCAAACATCATGGGATTTGCCAACGAAGTAGAAAAACTTGGCATTAAAACGCAAATAGTGGTGGTTGGTAGGGATCAAAACATTCTTAGGCATCAACAAAATCGTTTAAGGGGAGAAAGTACTTTGCCCTTATTCATGAAACAACTTCCAGAGTTTCCCAATCCCATCTTCTTGAGTTATGAGTTACTCTATCTCTACAAACAAGAGTACCTGAAGAGTTTGGATCTCAGTATCCCTGTAGCTTGGAATGATCCCAGAGTTGATGAGATATTATCTAATGATCCTAATGACAAGTATATCCATCATGTAGAGGAATATGTTCTGGACAATTGTAACAAAACTGGAGTATCTCTCAAGTCATTATGAAGAAACTAGTTATCATAACCGGACCACAAGGATCTGGTAATCATTTCTTTAGTAGAGTATTCAGTACTCATCCTAAGGTTGGTGGATGGAAGTCTCTTTTAGACAAGTATTGGGTTCCAAGTGATGAGGAATACTTTGCAAAGTATTGGGTCAATCCAGAAGAGTTGACAGAAAAAGACTTTGAAGGTTATGATTATTGGTTGGCAAATGTAAGTTGCCCTTTCTTTTATGATGGAGTAAGATATATTCCAAAGGTACAAGAATTTGCGGAAAAGGCTCAATCTTTAGGGATTGATGTTCAGATTTGTATTATTGTACGAGATCAAAACATTAATTCAGAACAACAAAAGAGAGTTCGTGGTGAAGTAACTTTACCAGTTGCAATGCACTACTATCAGAATAATATTATTGGGAATGGATTCAGAGTTCACTTTTTAGATAATGAAGCATTCTTTCTCCATCGGCAATATTACTTGAAGTGGGTGAGTGAACTCTTAGATTTTCCAATTGACTATGATAATCCTGACATTTTTAAATTTATTAAAGAGGATCCCAATAAAAAATATGTTAAATATGTCAATGATTATTGGTTAGATAACGAGGTTTGGTATGGAATCAGGTCAAGAAAAGAAAGAGGACAATAAGACTTTTTGCATGGCTCCTTGGGTACATATGAACATTGGACCTAATGGAGATGTTTATCCATGTTGTTTGATGCCCATATGTGACAATGAACAAGATGGGGAAAATGATACAGATGAAAAACTTACCCCTCTTGAAATAAAATCTACGGAATGTGATGGGGCTCCAAGAGATTTTAGAATGGGTTCTCTAATGGATGAATCTCTTAAAGAGATTTGGAATAATGAAAATATGAGAGAACTTCGTAGGAACATGATAGCTGGAAAGAAGTCCAATTATTGCACAGCATGTTATAAAGAAGAAGAAGTAGGACATGGTTCTCCTAGACATACTTTTAATAATGTCTATTCAGAACATTATAAGTATGTCAAAGAAACCAAAGAAGATGGGACTTTCGAAAGATTCAATCTTGTTTATTGGGATTTTAGATTAAACAATATTTGTAATTTTAAATGTAGAATGTGCAGCCCTGGATACAGCAGTTCTTGGGAACAGGAAATGAGAAAAGAATTTAATATTGTGGGGGAGTATCCAAAAATTGATGTAGATATGGTTTACCAAGACATTGAGCCATTGTATGATATTGTTGAAGAAATATATTTTGCTGGTGGGGAACCTCTGATCTCGGATCATCACTATAAAATTCTTAATAAATTGATTGAAAAAGTTAAAAACAAGAAAGTTAAATTATCTTATAATACAAATTTCAGTACCTTAAAATATAAGGATCATGATGTTCTTAAGTTGTGGGAGAAGTTTCCAAACATATATTTGTCTGTAAGTTTTGATGGGACAGAAAAAAGAGGGGAGTTAATTCGGAAAGGATTTGACTGGCAAAAATTTCTTGACAATTTCAAAAGGTTTAGAAGTGCATTTCCCCATCAAAGAATATCAATTAATTGTGTTGTTCAAGCTATGAATTGTTTTCATGTAATGGATGCTCATAAAGAATTATATTTGAGAGGTATCATTAATAGTTGGGATGATTTTACCTTATGTATTTTACATAATCCAGATTTTTTATCAGTTTTAATTCTTGATATGGAATCCCGTAAATTATTAGGTGAAAAAATCAAATACCATATTAAAAATTATCTTGTGCCTGCAAAAGCTCAAAGATCTATTAAAGAATATATGTCAATTCTTAAACTTTTATCTACCGAGAAGAAAGAACATCTTCTTCCTATGTTTAGGTCTTATATGTCTGGACTAGATAGTATACGAAATGAAAACTCTTTAGAAGTTTTTCCTGAATTAGAGAGGATTTTGAATAATGATTGATAAAAATAAAATTGATCCTAATAATGGAGTTTTTTGTAGTACTCCTTGGTTAGTTTTAAATATCAGACAGGATGGTAAAGTTACTCCTTGTTGTGTTTGTGAATATAATTATGGAAATATTAATGAAAAATCTTTGTGGGAAATTTGGAATGATGAACCCATTAAGAAATTTCGTGAGAGTATGGTAAATGGCACACCACATAAAAACTGCCAGGTGTGTTACAATAACCAAGCCGCAGAAAAAATTTCTATTCGGGAAGAGTATAATCAAATTTTATTTGATGATAAGTGGTCTAATTATAGAAAATTTATATATGAAACTAATGATGATTATTCAGTCAATGAACCTGGATTTGTTTTTTGGGATTTGAAATTAAGTAATAAGTGCAACTTTAAATGTAGAATGTGTAGTTACGCTTCAAGTTCCAGTTTTGAGTTGGAACAATTTGGAAAAATTTCTGGAAACTGGGATGCTGCAGAAAAAACCTACGAAGAAGTGGAACCATTTATTAAAGATGTTAATCACTTGTATTTTTCCGGCGGTGAAGCTTTAATTGTAGATGAACATTGGAAGATAATGGATAAATTAATTGAATTGCGTAAAAATAATAAGGTTACTGTATCATACAATAGTAATTTTAGTAATCTTGTTTATAAAGGTAGACATATTTTTGATTTGTGGGATCAATTTAATAAACATCTAGAAGTTCATATTAGTATTGATGGTGTTGGTGCAAGAGGTGAATTAATCCGAAAAGGATTTAAATGGGATAGATTTGTATCTCATGCGGAACAATTTAGGGAGAGATTTAAACATAAAGAAAAAACTCACGAGTTACATTTTGATTGTACAGTTCAAGCATTAAATATTTTTGATATCGTCGATCTACACCAGTATCTCTATTCCAGTGGATTGATGAAAGATATTGACTTCTTCTTTTTGAATTTTTTACAAACTCCAAGAGAACAATCAGTTTGGATTTTAGATAAAAAAACAAAAGAAGCCGCAAAAGAAAAGATAAGAAATCATATTGATAACTTTTTAATTCCCAATAAATCGAAAATGTGTGTTGGGTTCTATGAAAGTTTAATAACATATATTGATCTTTATCAGGAACAAAAGTTAATCCCACAGTTTTTGGATTCAATGAGAAGATTTGATAAAATAAGAAATGAAAGTGTTATGGAAACATTTCCAGAGTTTCAAAGAATTTGGGATGTAATTAAAACTAAACCTAAGACTTGATAAAAATTTAAACAAATGGTATACTAAACATTGGATGAAGAATTCAACTATGTCAAAAAGAACTTATACAATTGAAAAAAAAGATCCAACACACAATCAAGTATGGGAATGGAATGAAACTCCAGAATTGGCTAAACTCCTTAAAGAATTACACACAAACAAGCCCTCACCCAACGCTTGATCCAACAACGCCTTGGTATGATTGGTTATGTTACTGCGAAATCTGCGAGAGTTTAGGCCCTATTCCAGGTCAGCCTTCTCTTCGCAGATTTATGGCATATCGAAGGTATTTAAAAGAAGTAGGTGTATTATGAAACAAGATCCTTATTGGTTTTTTAATAAGTGGGGAAATTTGGACGACCAAACTCCTGTAGAAACTTTGTTTAAAAAAATTGAAGAGTTGGAATCTAGAATCAAAGTTTTAGAAGAAGAAAATGTGAGTACTACAAACGAACTCTATCGTATGGAAAACTCTCTTGATGCTCGCATAGATATTATTGCCGAACGTTGTAGGATTAATTACGATGTATGAATTAGACTGCTTTGAAAAAGCATTAGCACACTTTGGAACAAGAATAGAAATTATTATTGGTCTGGAAATAGGTGATAAAATTGATGCTGATAGTGCCTATAAAATGATTAAAGAGGAACTTAAACAACTCAAAAAGATTCGTAAGAAATATAAAGATGGCGACTGCGAAGAGTGTTAATAGTTGAATTATAAATACTCTAAAAGTAGGAAATATATTGGTATAAAACATGGCGTCATTGACCACCAATGGAATAAGATTTGCAGTAGGAGATGAACTGAATTCAAAAAGAGGGATTTTTCCTACTAGCACTGCTTGGGTTTTTTATCAATCAGCTGCGCCTACTGGGTGGACAAAATCTACAGCTCACGATAATAAAGCACTTAGGGTTGTGTCTGGATCTGGTGGTGGATCTGCAGGAACAAATGCCTTTACAACTACTATGAGTAGTTTTGTTATTGGTGGGGCACTAACTGCTTCAGATGGTTCGGGAGGATTGTCTCTAACTACTCCTCAAATTGCTTCTCATGATCATCCTAATGGCGGTGAGATTGGAGTATCAGCTAATCCTCAATTATTTAATCCAGATGGAGCTTTTATAGGATGGGGAGGTGGAGATGTGGCCCGTGCAGGCGGTTGGACAAGAACTGCACCCGGCCAAAGCGAAACTGGAAACGGAGATTCACACTCGCACCCCGTTAGTGGATCTGGAACGGTTCCAAATCAAACCGTTGATATTTCAGTTCAATATATAGATGTTATCATCTGTACTTTTAATGGATAAATACTTTAAATAACATCTGTAGTTTACATTATATAAGATGGCTGCTAAACTAACATCCGCCGGAGTATCGTTCAGTGACGGTACAGTTTTGAATTCTAAGTATGGTATTGTTCCACAAAGTTCAGTATCAATATTTTTTCAAGCAAATGCTCCTACAGGGTGGACAAAATCTACAACTCATAACGATAAAACTCTTAGAGTTGTTAATGGAACTGGTGGAGGTTCTGGAGGAACTTCGGCATTTAGTAGTGTATTTCCTAACTCTCTTAGGACCGTTTCAGCGCCAAACGTCCCAATGACTGGGGGTACTGGTAATACAACACTAACTACTCCACAATTACCAAGTCATAGTCATCCTAACGGTGGTGCTATTGGATTGAGCCCAGGCGGCGGTGATGTTCAGGCCGGTGCTGGTTGGAGTAGAAATTCTCCTGCAACAGGAGCAAACGGTGGAGGTGGATCACATAGCCATCCTTGGTCAGGAACAGCACAATTTTCAACAAATGTGGATCTTAGAGTTCAATATATTGATGTTATTGTTTGTACTTTTGCCTAATCCGTGATAGAATGAGAAAAATATTTTTGTCTATATGAAGAAGAACGAATCTGGTAATTATTGTCCTCTTATTAAAAAAGATTGTATAGAACATAAGTGTTCTTGGTATACTCACGTAAGAGGAATGAATCCAAATACAGGTGAAGATGTGGATCATTGGTCTTGTGCTGTAACTTGGATGCCTATGCTAACAATTGAAAATTCTCAACAACAAAGACAGACTGGCTCTGCTGTGGAGTCATTTAGGAATGAAGTAGTAAAATCCAATACTGAAAATAGACAACTATATATTGATACACTACAACAAAATGGTATTTTACCAGTAAATGTTACACCGTTTACGAATACTCATACGCTACCAGGAGAATAAACTGTGAGACTAAGCATCATCCCTGCAGATAACCGTGTCTACTTAGATCAAGTATCTTATGGAGATATAGATTTATCTTGGATTCCCGAAATTGATGGAAAAATTGTTCATGCAGTTCAGTGGTTAGATGGTAAAGGTGAAATTGAATTTGTTGGATCCCATCAAAATATGAAACTAGATACATTAGTATTGCATGGAATTTGTAACTTCGAACAAGCGATTGATTTGTGGAATGAAAAAAAAGAAGAAGAAGAATCTTTAATTCAACAACGATTGCTCGAAGAAGAAAGGCTTAAAATAGAAGAACAGGAACGTATTCAATCTCAATTTCTTGAAGCATTTAATCAAACACACCTTTCCACTTCAAATGATGAAGACGAAGAAGATGATGAAAATATCTTCTATGACATCGAAGAACTTTTAAAAGAGATTTAAATTTATATTATTGGTAATATAAAATGAAAAATACATTGATTGAAAATAACTATATTGTCCTGCCTAATTTTATTTCAAAGGAAAGGGCATCTAATCTTTCCTTTGAATTTTTAAAACATTGCAAAGAGAATAACTTAGAAGGCGATTCTCAGGCTCCAAATTCATATTCTGCGTATAATTATACTTCATTTTTAGAATTACTCTGTGAAAAAACTCCAGAAATCTCTTCTGCAATTGGAGAAACAGTTTTACCTACTTATGCTTACTCCAGAGTATATAAAAACGGAAGTGAGTTGGTACGACATGTAGATAGAGATGCTTGTGAAGTGTCATTGACTTTACATTTGCATGGAGATTCTAATTGGCCTATATGGATCGAAACTCCATCTGGAGAAAGTCGTTGTGTAGAGTTGAATCCTGGAGATGCCATGATCTATCTGGGAAAAATTGCTCCTCATTGGAGAGAAACCTATGATGGTGAATATTACAGTCAAGTATTTTTACATTATGTCAGAAGTCGTGGGGATTGCGCTTATGCATATTTTGATAAAGTTAATGAAACAAACAAACCTATAATTAAAGATGTTGTCTCGAAAGAAACCCCTGTTACCGAGACAAAAGTTGAAGTTCAACTAGCTTCTCCTAAAAGTAAAAAATCATTAGATGAATATATTTTCACATTAGATAGTGTTGTACCTGAAGAATTGTGTGATAGAATTTTAGAAGAGTATCATGATTGTACTTTTTGGACTTCAAGTAGTGTGGGTAACGGAAATGTAGATGATCAAATTAGGAATTGCGATATAATTAACATTACTGAAAATATAGTGCTTCAGAAAAATTTTGATGTTAGAAAGAAACTT